CTTGATGTTCAATAAACGCCACAACCAGTGGGCGACATTCACGCACGGTATGCACGACAAACACAAAGAGTGCAAAAAGACACGTCAAAAATGATATGTATGGCATAACAATCAAAGCAAAATTGCCATAATCAAAACGCATCAAAGGACCAGGCAATGGTGAAAACCAAAGATACTCAACACCGTTTCTACACGTGTGCTGAATTTCTACCATATGGTCCAATGCCACTTCAATATGTTCGGAACATTCAAATCCTGAATGTGGTTCGAATCGAATCACCTCCTCCTCCTCTTTAATAGAGGCCAAAGAGGGAGCATACTTCTCGTACCAAACTTCTTTTTGCTCATCGAACGGACGATCTAGCATTGCACACATATGTGTTATACCAGACCGTTCAGCAACTTCTTGCATCTGTTCACGACGTGTTTCATATTTCTCACGTCCATGAAAAAACCATTCACGCAAAGCACCGTCAATATTCTGAGCAGATTGCTCATTCAACGAACAGTGTTTAGATCGTAAAACAGCTTTAAGAGACTTAAAGATGCTCTCCTCATCAAGAGCTCCGATGTGACATCCTACTTCATGAAAAATGTTGGTTCGCTTGAGAAAATCACAAGCTTCATCAGTAAGAAAGGGAATAGGATCATCCTCCTTATTGGGCATTGTGATCTTCATATCAATCAACGCTAGTTTTTCGGCCAGCGTCAAATGATTAAATTCAGGAAATTTCTCAGAAGCAGACGATTTGAAGTCGTCTCCGTAAGTGATCAGAGCTACAACAGCCCTGAAACTACCGGAGAATTCTGGATAAATCATTTTAAGTCCAATTCGGTTCAATAAAGAATTGACAAGTGAATTGATGTACACTGTCAAATTCTGCCCGGAAGGGTTGGACCCTTGTAACATCACCAGATCCCCATTATAAGACATCATGGGGTAAACAACTTCGGTGGCCAAACCACGCATGATCAACAAGTCATCTTCACTATATCCGCACTTTTCTGCAAAATCAATTAAGATCTTGAAAGCAGCAGACGTAAGCTTAGCTGACATACGCAAATCATATTTAGAATAGTCACCAGCCACTATACGGTCTGAACCGTACTTCTTGACAAACTCTTGCATTTCATCCCATTCGGGACCCATAGCGTTTATGCCAACAGCACATTCAGAAGTAAGCGGAAAAACGGACATAATCCGAGCAATAGGTAGAAAATACTCACGAATAGCAATTTGCAAAGCTATCGGAGCAGCCTGAAAAACTCGAACTTTCGATTTCTCTTTCTTTGTAGGCTCATCCTTCAGACAAGCTTTAAAAATAGGATAATATCGCTCTTTCTTACGGAGCATGTCCTTAATATTGTCGACCTCTTGCCAAATTTCTGGAACAAAAGTTCGTGGGCAATTATGGTCGTCAT